TGTAATTGATGTTTTAAGTTGTACAGATAGTGATGGAGATACTTGGTATGAAGTTCCATTTCTTGCACAAGATACGGTATTTAAATCAATAGAAAATTCAGAAAAGAATAGTCCTGATTTATCAACATATAAAAAAGAATCACCATTTCTTTTACAATTAATTAAAACACCAAAACGATTTGTAAAATATATTCGTAGTGATGGTAAAGTAGAACTAAGATTTGGTGCAGGTATTAGTGATAATGCGGATGAAGAAATAATTCCAAATCCAGATAATGTGGGTAGTTCACTTGGTACAGGTTTATCTAAACTTGATGAATCATTTGACCCAAGTAATTTCTTGAAAACAAGAACTTATGGATTAGCACCAAAAAACACAACATTAACAATTAAGTATTCTCATGGTGGAAGTATTCAAGATAATGCAGCAAGTAACACAATCACGAGAACTGATTCACCAACATTTACAATTGATGAAGATAATTTAAATTCTACTGAAGTGAACACGATGAAACAAAGTTTATCAATAACAAATCCTGTTCCAGCAACAGGTGGTTCTAACGGAGAAACTATAGAAGATACTCGACAAAATGCATTAGCTTATTTTGCATCACAAAACAGAGCAGTTACAAAAGAAGATTACGCAGTTAGAACTTATTCATTACCACAAAAATATGGTAACATTGCAAAAACTTATATTGTACAAGATGAACAATTAGAACAACATACAAAACTTATTATGAAAGAGGGTGAGATTGTTCAGAATGTTGGAACTCAACCAATAGCAAATCCATTGGCACTAAATATGTATGTTTTAGGATTTGATTCTAAAAGGAAATTAACTACTTTAAATAGAGCAGTAAAACAAAATTTAAAAACTTATTTATCTCAATATAGATTAATGACAGATGCAATTAATATCAAGGATGCATATATTGTAAATATTAGTGTAAGATTTAGTATCATTACACAAAGAGGATACAATAAAAACGAAGTATTATTAAAATGTATTGATGAAGTTAAAAAACATTTTAATATTGATAGATATCAAATTGGACAACCAATTATATTGAGTGATATTGCATACAAGATTTCATTAGTGGATGGTGTGGCAAGTGTTGTTCCACCAGCAGAAGATAATCCACAAAAACAAATGGTTGTGATAGAAAACAATTATCAAACAGAAAGTGGATATAGTGGTCATGTTTATGATATACCATCAGCAACAAAAGATGGTGTAGTTTATCCATCATTAGACCCTTGTTGTTTTGAAATTAAATATCCAAATTCTGATATAACAGGTAGAGTAGTAGGAGACATTTAATGTATTATTTTGAATACCCGATAACCGATACAACCATTTATGAGGGAAATGTAACTTCATCTTATAACACTGGTATCGACCAAATATTAGAAATTAGAAAAAATGTAAACTCAACAGGTGCGACAGTAGATGTTTCTCGTATCTTAATAAAGTTTGATTATGGTTATATTTCATCATCAATACAAAGTGGAATTATCCCAAGTGATGCAAAATATTATTTAAATTTATATGATGCAAGTTCTGAGGAATTAGCAGTAGAACAAAGTATTTTTGCATATATCATTAGTGGTAGTTGGAATGGTGGAACAGGATATATGGATAGAGACCCTGTCTTAAGTGATGGAGCAAGTTGGAAGTATCGTGATAATGATACACAAAAAACTACATGGATGGGTGGAGATAATTTAACTCAAGGTGGTAGTTGGTTTACAAGTTCTGTATCTCAATACAATGTTAGTGCTTCATATGATTTAGTTTATGAAACAAAAGATTTAAGAATGGATGTTACTGATTTGGTGAAGAATCATATTTACTCATCATCAGTTTATCCAAATTATGGTTTTATAGTTAAGAGACAAAACTTACATACATCACAAAGTAGATTTAGTATCTTTGACCCAACAACCGCTACTGGTTCTGCAGAACATGATACATCTCAATTGGGACAATTAAAGTTTTTCTCAAGAGAAACCAATACAGTCTTTCCACCGAAATTAGAAATAGAGTGGGATGATTCAAGTTGGAGTACAGGTAGTTTATCTGAATTGAGTTCAACTAATTTAGAAAACTTAACAATTTATTTTAAAGGATTAAGAGAAGAATACAAACAAAATTCAAAAGTAAAATTTAGATTCGTTGGTAGAGAATTGTATCCAACAAGAGGTTTTGATACAACACCAGCTGCACTTACCGTTAAAACTTTACCAAGTGGTAGTAGAGGTTTAACACAAGGAACTTATTACTCAGTTGTGGATAGTTTAACTGAAGATGTAATCGTACCATTTGGTACAGGTTCAATTGTGAGTTGTGATTCTACAGGTAATTACTTTAATCTATGGATGAATGGATTTATGCCAGAACGATATTACAAATTTCAAATTAAAGTAGTGAGTGGTAGTGGAGCAGATGAAACTTCACAAGTGTATGATGATGATTTTGAATTTAAAGTGGTGAGATAAAATGCCCTATACAATAACACAAGCTAGAAAATCTGATTATTATACAAATATACAAGATTCAGATGAACAAAAGTTTCTTAAAGAAATTGAAACTAATAAACAAGAGTATGCAATTTCTGGTTCTGCTATTGATGCAGTTCAACAAGTTAGAGATGAAGATGGATTTTTATTATCATATGAAGACCCAAAGAATCCTGGAGTTTCTATAGAGGAACCATATCAATATGTAAGATTACAAGTTACTCAAAGGTCTGCTGATAGATATAGGTTCCAAGAATTTTTCGGTAATGATGGTAGTGAGAAATCAGTATTTAAACAATTGATTAATGAAACAGATGATGAAACAGGAATTAATCCTGCAACTTCAAACAAAGTTATTCAAGATATTATAGATACAACAGACGAAATAGAAGAAGAAATAGTTATAGAAGCATTACCATCAGCAGAAGATTTTGAAATTGATTTATCTGATTTTGAAATAGATTTACCTCCAGTTCTTCCAGAATTAGAACTTGCACCACAAATAGATTTATCTCAATTATCAAGGTTTGGTGGTATGTTTGGTGGTATTGGAAACAATTTAGCAGATAGATTAAAAAACTTAATGGGCGGATATAGAGATTAATAATGATTAATTACGGATTAACACCTAAAGATAGAGAACAATTAGAATCCAAAAAGAATTTATATTCTGGTTTTGGAAGAGATAGTCGTGATTATATTCATTTGTATGTTTATAATAAACAAGGTACTCTTGTAGAAGATGAAATATTTTCAACAAATGTAGTTGATTTTACTGATGAAAAAACAATTAATTTAGATATTGGAACTCACTTAAGAGAACTTGGATATTCACAAGGAGAGTTTTCAGTTCAATATTTATTCCTTAGAAAAATAGCAGGTAAAGATGATACGGTTTTTATAAATGATTATGGTGATATTCATAGAGGTAAAATACAAACTAAAGTAGTAAATGGAGTAACAAAATATTTCTCTACTAAAAAATTTGGTAATAGAAATTCACAAGCAGAATTAACTGAAATATTTCCAAAGGAAATGAAATATGTTTTCAAAAAAATATCTCAAGATAGAACCGAAGTAGAAATTAATTATCAAGATATTAAGAATGGAATCTATAGAAAAAATTTAAAAGAAATAAATAGAATTATAAATTATACACCTACTAAACTTCCTGATAATGATGCGGGAACAATTAGATTTGATTTAACAGACCCTTATGTATTAGTTGGAAACTTTGATGAAAAAGATAGAGGATTTACTGATGCGATGGTTGGGGGTGAAATATCAATTCAAGGTATTTATGAAATCAATGGTCGTATTATTCAAGAGGAAGAAATTATATATCCTGACCCACCACCGCCAGACCCAATTGATATATTGGATGTGGATTATGTAAAAAAACAAGTTAAAGATAAAGTACCAACACCTTTTGTAGATATTGTCGAGGATTTCAGAGAAGAGTTACCAGAAGAAGATATAGTTTATGGTTGGGATGAATCAAGTAGCATATGTTTTGTAGGTGATACAAAAATAAAATTAAGTAACAATCGTACCATACCAATCAAGATGATGAAACCAGGTATGAAAGTTAAAACTCAACAAGGGTATGCAAAAGTATTAAAGGTAACAAAAGAAAACTTACCTTATGGAGATAGGTTTGTAAAATTTGGTAAACTCATTACAACAAATAGTCATCCAATCTTTTATAAAGGTGGTTGGTATCTTGCAAGTGAACTTGGTAAAGAATTTCATGGAGAACCTACTGATGTTTGGAATTTACAATTAGATAAACATCACACTATATATGCAGATAATGTGGTAAGTGCTACATTAAACAAATGGAAATCTGATAATAATAAATCTTGGAAAGAAAGATTTTTTGAATCAAGAAATAGATTTAAAATGTTAAGACCTGCAGGACCAATACCTGGTGGTGGTAATTATAATAGTATGGATGGGGAAGTTGGATTTACCGATGAAGGTGGTCTTACTTATGACGCTATACCTGAGGTAGGTGGATATTCCACTCCAAAGAGTACACCTTTTGTTAGTGATAATGAAGTTGTTATGGATAGAGTTGTTCCAACATTAACAACAAAAGAAATTGTAAAACAAATAAAGGTTTCTCGAAACACACCTCTACCAATTGTAATACCAGAGATTCGTGAAGTAGTATCTGTTGATTATAAAGCAAGAATTATTGAGGTGTTAGACCATAATAGAGTTCGTGTTGATAAATCTTGGGAAGATATGTCATTAGAGAATAGAAATATTGGTGAAGATACATCAAAAGATATTTACCAAGATTTTATGGTTCAGTATATTAAACACCAAGTTGAAAGATTAAATACATATTTAGTTGCAGAAGGAACTTATAATTTAATTACAAATATGATTCCTAATCCAGATAATCCTGAATCAAGATTTGTAAAATTATATCAACCATTACCACCACAAATTGAAACTATGGATTTATGTTATTTTGTGGAAGAAAAAATGGAACCATATTATGATTCAATTAAATTATTTGAATTTGTAGATAGTGAAGAAGAACTTTTATTTTTAAGATTACCAGATTTTAATTCAGTAAATAATCCTGTTAATTTTAGAGGAACTAATTTTAGTTCATTTAACGATTTGATAGGAACGGATACTGGTGTAAAAGAAGATGTTCAAAATTTAATTTTATCATCAAGTTTATTAGATGTGCAAGTAAATGTAGATTATTCAAAACGAACAGATTCCATAGACCCATTAGTTACTGATTATGGATTTGGAAACTTTGTTCAGTTTGGAAGTGCAGAAAAAAGAATTAAAAACTTTAAAAAGAAAATAGATTTAATACAAACCTATACTTCACAGAGTTTATCTTTAAATGATGTTACAGGTTCAAGTGGAACTACAAATGAATATGATAATAAAAAACGAAGAGTTATAAATTCATTTGACCCTTATGAAAATTATTTATACACACAAAGTGGTTCTTATGTATCGAGTTCAGTAGGTGAGTTCTATAGTGCAACTTGGCCAAAAGATAATTCATCATCACCATACATATTAACACACACAAGTGCTTCCGCTGCTACAGATTGGTATAGTACTTGGACTGGATATGCTAAAGCGTATGATGATTTAAATCGTGAACGATTAGTAAATAACTTACCACTTCATGTTACTGCAGATACAGAAAACAATTATTTCTTGAACTTTATGGATATGATTGGACAACAATTTGATGAGATATATGTTTACTTAAGACACTTTACTGATATTAATGAAAGAACAAGTAAATTAAGTGAGGGTATCTCAAAAGATATCGTACGAGAAGTTGCTAAAAGTGCTGGATTTGAAGTAACAAATGGAAATGATTTATTAATATTACCACATTATAAATTAGGTAAAGAAGCTGATGGTAGTGCTTTATATGAATCACCACAAGAAGAAGTAACAGAAGAAATATGGAAACGAATATTAGCAAACACACCATACTTTATGAAAACAAAAGGAACAAAAAGAGCTATACAAGGATTACTAAATTGTTATGGTATTCCAAGTTCTATATTAAGAGTTAGAGAATATGGTGGACCTGATAAAGGTACAGCGGTTAATTATGAAATAAAAAGAAAGTTTACATATGCATTAGATTTTAAATCAAGTGAATATTTAAGATTGCCTTGGAAACAAGTAAGTAGTAAAGTACCAGAGACGGTAGAGTTTAGATTTAGGAGTCCTAAATCAAAAGACCAAACAATTGTACAGAGTGGTGATAAATGGGCAATCCAATTACAAGATAACGGAGCAACTGATGATTATGGTTATTTAAGATTTGCAGTTAGTGCTTCTACTGGTGTTCAATATATTACATCATCACTACATCCATTCTACAATGATGATATGTGGAGTGTAATGTTGACCAGAGTTTCATCAAGTGGTTTAGAGTTAAGTACTGATACAATCACACAAGATATTAAATATGAATTAACCACAAGACAATATGATTCCACAAGAGAAGTTGTATTATTCTCATCAAGTGAGAGTATAGATATTGATGGTGATACTGCAGCAGGTGCAGCATTTAATTCAGCATTTTCAAGTAGTGAAGATTTTTATATTGGTGGTGATGGTACAAACTTTGGAACACAATTTAGTGGTTCTATGATGGAGTTCAGATTATGGAGTGAACCATTATCACAAAGTGTATTTGAGAATCATGTTAGAGCACCAAAAACATATAATGGTAATACCACTTCATCATTTTATGATAATTTAATTTTCAGATTACCATTAGATAATAATGTTAGTTATCAAACATTTACAAGTGCATCTCAAGATAAATCATATATTAAATCTTATCACACGAGTGCAAGTGCTCACAATTTTACTGATAACAATTTTAGAAGTTTAGTAGATTTAGAACAATTAAGAGTTCCTAACTTAGGTCCGAATCGTAGAAACGCAACTAAGATTAGAATTGAAGATACAACATTAAGTGGTCCATTAGCATCTAATGTTCGTAGAGAACAATCATCACAAGATTTTGCACCAATTGATAGTAATAAGTTAGGAATATATTTTTCACCAACAGATATTGTTAATGAGGATATTGCATATAGTATAGCTGATTTTAACTTTGATGATTATGTTGGAGACCCAAGAGACCAATATGAAGATACTTATAGAGGGTTAGGTTCTATACAAAGAACTTATTGGAAAAAATATTCTCGTACGAATAACTTTTGGGATTACCTAAGAATTATAAATTTTTATGATGGTGGAATTTGGCAACAATTAAGAAAGATGGTTCCAGCAAGAGCTAAATCAACATTGGGTGTATTGATAGAACCAAATGTTTTAGAAAGAAGTAAACAAGTAGTTGGTAGGCCACCAGAGTTTGAAAATGTATATTATGAAAATGCAGGACACTTTGAATTTGGATTACAATTAAGTTCAAGAGAATCAAGTTCAATTGGTCACCCACCATTCAGTTTTAATGGTGAGTATAGATTATTTGGACAATCTGATTCTTCTAAACCAACCAATGGAGTATTAAATGTACATAATAATGAAAGTGGTTCACTTGGAACTATATCATTACCATCATTAGTTAGATTGGGAGAAATAGACCCACGAAGTGAATATGGTAGTTTATACGCAACTGCAAGTGTTACATTTAATGGAAGTGCTAATTCATTTACAGAAACACTTCAAACCTTTATTAGTTCATCAAGGATAAGTGAACACAATGAAATTAAAAATAAAATTTATGCAAATTCGTTAGATGCCATAACTGATACACCACTTAGTTCATCATTTGAACCAGCAGAATTTCAGAGTATGGCATACGATTCAAAACTATTTAGACTTTTTTATAAAGGAAATATATTAACAAAAGATAATACAATTGATGGGGGAGAACCTGTTGAGATAACTATAACCACACCTACTAAATTGGTTACCACCGATAGTGGTGAATCAAAATTAAAAACAGATGTATAATATTTTGATGAAAAACGTAGGTTGCTTATATTTATCTATGAGGTTATCCATCTCAATTTAATCAAAGGAGTAAAATATGGGATTTTTAAATAATACAAGCGTAACCGTTGATGCTGTTCTTACCAAAAAAGGTCGAGAATTATTGGCAAGAGGGCAAGACGAGTTCAGAATCACAAAGTTTGCGTTAGCAGACGATGAGATTGATTACAGTTTGTGGGATACAGCTCATCCAAATGGTAGTAATTACTATGGAGCTGTAATCGAGAACATGCCATTGTTGGAAGCTTTTGTTGATGAGAATCAAGTTATGAGGTATAAGTTGGTTTCTTTACCTAAGAATACCGCTAAACTTCCAATACTTGAAGTCCCATCACCAAGTTTAACATTCAATGGACCTGGTTTAACACAGACAATCACACCTAATACAAGAAATGGTAGTGATAATGAAAGTGGATATAGTTTCACTTTACATGATGCAACAATAGCAAATTTAACACCTGTTGTGGTGGCTAAAAAAGACCTTATCCCCATCGGTAAGCGACGCATCCCACGTTCAGGTCGTCGTCCCGCGGGAGGACCTATACCAAGCTTTAATCCACCAGAAGTAGGTGGTAGATTAATGGCCCCAAGATTCGCAGGTAGAGGTGCTAGAAGAATTAGCAGATTGGAAGATGATTTTATAATCAGAAAAGAAATTGAAGATTTACAAGTAAACACAGGTGCTACTACTCCCGTATTCGTTGCAGAAGAAGAGAGAAAAAGAGCAATTACTGTAACTGGTAAATCAATGAATATCGTTTCTCGTTCTGTAACTACACAATCTTCAACAAACGTAACCGTGGTAGGTTTAGATAGTGGTGCAACATTTAATGTAGCAGTAACTATTAAAGCTGACCCAAGTAGACTATAAGGAGTAGGAGATGTCAGTATTTACAAGATTTGATTTTGAAAACGATGTAGTTGAAAACCAACGAACCAAAGTATCGAGTGGATTGTTTAGTGGTGGAACAGGAACTTTAAGTTCATTCTTTAGTTCATCTACTGCAGGTGCGGTAAGTGCTTCTCATGTAAGTGTTTATCACCAAAATCCTGCATCATCACCAACAACAGCAGAAGTTCAATTTGATATTGGATATGCAAATATTAATGGTAGTGGTTCAGCAGGAAACACAACTAAATTAACAACGGGTGGTAGAGAAACAGCTACAATGTATCGACAATTTAGAAACATTATATTACCACCAAACACAGATAAATTTACCTTTACATCACACACATCAGCTTCAAATGATTTT